CGGTGAAGGCCAGTTCGGCATCCTGACCGAGCCGCAGCCCGATGGCGCCGGCATGGCGGTTCTGGAACTTTCCCCTGAATGATTCAGCTGCAGATTGACCTGGTGCGCCTGGACGCGCTGCTGGCCGAAGTCAACGCGACGGATGAACAGGTGCGCCTGGCCCTGCGCAGCACCGTGTCCAAGCTGTCCAGCTGGCTGCGCACGCGGGCCACGCGCGCCCTGTCGGCCGAACTGCAGATCAAGCAAAAGGTGCTGCGGTTTCGCTTGAAGAACATCAAGCTGAAGAAGACCCCGAATGGTGCTGTGGGCGGCGTGTGGCTGGGCCTGAATGACATGGATTTCGTCTACATGGGCGGCGCGAGCCAGGACCAGCATGGCGTGGAATTCCGTGGCCGCACGTTCGGCGGCGCGTTCCTGGGGCCGCGACCTGGCACCATTTCAGGCAAGCTGGCTGGGCGTGCGTTTAAACGCACCGGGAAAGGACGCCTGCCCATCGACAAGGTGGGTCTGCCCATTCAGGACGAAACGGACAAGGCGCTGGAATCCGAAGTGATGGAATGGGGCGCGTTCCAGGCGCAATTTTTCAAGGTATTGGAGCATGAATTAAAATGGCGGACCCGGTAACGCAGGCGACGGAAACGACACTGGAACAGGTGCACCAGGCCATCACGGACGCCATCAAGGCGCAGTTTCCAGACCTGGTAACGGTCGAGTTCTACAGCGAGGACCGCGACGGCGTGACGGCCCCGGCCTGCCTGCTGGACCTGACCGAAATGGATAATGTGCCCGATGATGACCCTGGCACCGGCCAGCTGGCCATGGACTGCCGTTTTGAAGCCGAAATCATCCTGGGGTTTCGCACGCCAGGCGTGAAGCTGGAAGCACGCAAGCTGGCGGCGGCCATGGCCGTATGGCTGCGCTGGATGCGCTGGCCTGGCGTCCTGGGCGGCCCGGTGGAAGTCATCGGCTGCTACAAGGACCAGTTCAACCCGAAGCTGGACCAGTATGAAGTCTGGCGTGTGGAGTGGCACCAGGTCATCCTGCTGGGCGTCAACGAATGGGCCAACGTGGGTGGCATCATACCAACCACGGTGCTGGGCAGCTGGGTGCCCGACATCGGAACGGGCAACGCGGACAAGTACGTGCCCATCGTGGAAGCTGCCCAGGGGGCGCAGCCGTGAGCGGCCACGCCATCAGTGAACTGGACCGCCGCCTGGGCAATCTGGTGCGCATGGGCACCATCACCGAACTGGACCAGGCGAACGCCCGCGTGAAGGTTGACCTGGGCGACTCAATCACGGAATGGCTGCCATGGGTAACGGCCCGCGCGGGCGCCACCCGCACCTGGTCCGCGCCGCGCCCCGGCGAGCAGGTCATGGTCTTGGCACCCAGTGGCGAACTGGCCCAGGGCGTGGTCCTGCCGTCCATCTTCCAAGACGCCCACCCTGCCCCATCCAACACGCAGGACGTGGAGCACACCGAATACCCAGACGGCACCACGGTGGACTACAACAGCGCAACGAACACGCTGACCGTCACGGTGGCCGCCGCAGGCAATGTGGTCATCAACTGCAAGCACGCGACCGTGAACGCCGACCAGGACGCCACGGTGACAACGCAACTGGCCACCGTCAACGCCAGCACCAAGGTGGAACTGGCCACGCCGCTGGTCCACTGCACGCAGGCGCTGACCGTTGAAGGTCTGATTACCGGGAATGGTGGCCTGTCCGTCAGCGGCGGCAGCGGCGCGGTGGTCGATGGCGATTTCCGCGCACAAAACGGCGCGTTCACTCACAACAGCAAGAACGTGGGCAGCACGCACACGCACACGGGCGTCCAGTCTGGCGGCGGCATAACCGGCGCACCTAGCTGACGGAAAAACCACAAGAGGATGGCCAGGCCCATGCCGCCGACAATGGCGGCATGGATGGAATCAGCACACAGGACGGCAAAACGCTGGGCGGCATAACGCACCTGCGCCAGTCAATTCGCGACATTCTCACGACGCCGAAGGGCAGCCGTGTGATGCGCCGCGAGTACGGCAGCGACCTGTTCAAGCTGATCGACGCGCCCGCGAACGCGGCGACGATGGCCGCCATTCGTGCGGAAACTGCTGACGCCCTGGTGCGCTGGGAACCGAGGTTCAGGCTGACCAGTGTGCAAATCGTGACCGCATCGCCTGGCAACGTGACGCTGGACCTGACCGGCATCTATCTGCCTGACGGTGTGGCAGTAACCCTTGACGGAATCAATGTTCAATAATGGCCACTGGCGCGTTTTCAGCTGTTGACCTTTCCGGTCTGCCGTTCCCGGCTGCCGTTGAATCGCTGGATTTTGAAACGATCCTGGCCGCCATCATCGCTGACCTGCAGGCCCGCAGCCCGCAGTTCACCGCGCTGCTGGAATCGGACCCAGGCTATAAGCTGGCGGAAGCGTTCGCCTACCGTGAACTGCTGGTCCGCCAGCACAACAACGAAAGCATCAAGGCCGTCATGCTGGCCTACGCGGCGGGAAGCGATCTGGACCAGATCGCGGCGCGCTACGACGTGGAACGCCTGCTGATCCAGGCCGCCGATGACACCACCATCCCGCCCACGCCCGCCGTGTACGAGGATGACGACAGCCTGCGCCGCCGCGTCCAACTGGCGTTCGAAGGCTTCAGCACTGCAGGCCCGGTTGGCGCGTACATTTTCCATGCCTTGAGCGCGCACCCGAAGGTGATGGATGCGGCGGCGGAAAGCCCGACCCCTGGCGCGGTGGAAGTGGCTGTGCTGTCCCGTGATGGTGATGGTACAGCGTCCGATGAAATAATTTCAGCTGTTTCCGCATCGCTGAATGGCGACGACACGCGCCCGATGACGGATCAGGTGACGGTGCAATCCGCCGTCATCACTAACTACACCGTGCAGGCCACCATCAATACGTACAGCGGACCCGACAGCGACGTGGTGATGGCTGCCGCACAGGCGGCGATTGAGGCGTTCACGCAGGACAACCACCGCATGGGGCGCGACATCACGCTGTCCGGAATCTATGCCGCCCTGCAGCAGACCGGCGTTCAGGAAGTAATTCTGGACCAGCCTGCCGCCAAGATCGTGTGCGACTGGAACCAAGCCGCGTACTGCACCGGCATTACGCTGACGTACGGTGGCAACGGTGACTGACAGCCTGCTGCCCCTCAACTCGACCGAGTACGAACGCGCGCTGGAAGGCGCAGCGGCACGCATTTCTGACGTGCCCGTTCTGGTCCGCGAGTCGTGGGACCCTGACCTGTGCCCTGCCGCGCTGCTGCCGTGGCTGGCCGATGCGTTTTCTGTGGACTCCTGGGACCCGACTTGGACGGAGGCGCAGAAGCGCCAGACCATCAAGGATTCTGTGTTTGTCCACCGGCACAAGGGGACTATAGGCGCAGTCAAGCGCGCGCTGGCGGCCCTCGGCTTCGATATCCGCGTGCAGGAGTGGTTCAACCAGCTGCCCCTGGGTGCGTCATACACGTTCCGCCTTCTGCTGACGGCGGACCAGGTGGGGTTCGACCAGCCAGCCGTCCTGCACGTCACGGATGTTGTGAACGCCACCAAGAACCTGCGTTCCCACCTGACGGAGATTGTGCCTCAGGTCATCACCACTGCAGGCCCTGTGATGGCTGGCGTGACCGGCATGGGTATGGACATGACCGCCATCGGCTTTGAATACAGTCTGAAGTACGACGGCACCGCAAAGTATGACGGCACCTACAGGCACAACGGCCTGAAGGTTCCAGTGAATTAAATTCAAGGAAGAACATGGCAGACCTGAACGCAACACCTGGCTGGGACCCGGTGCCTCAGCTTCAAATAACCGATGTAATCATTGCGGGGCCTGGTGGCCGAGCGAATGCGCAGGCGCAGGCACTTTTGAACCGCAGTGAAAAGGCGAAATCACAAATGGACGCGCCTTACGTTATCACTGGCGTGGCGAGCATTAAGAATCCGACCTGGGGCGCGCCGGTTGATAACGCGGAGGACCCGTCAGCTGCAGCCGCGAATGCGACTGCAGCGCAGCAGATGCTGAACAGCGGAGCAAAACGTGTTGAGTTTGATGATAAGCAGCGCAGAATCAATTCAACGTTACTGATTCAGTCGTCCATGATGATCTGCGGCGCTGGTCGTTCCATCGGCGGCCTGGTTTGGACTGGCGGAGATGCCCCGATGCTGGCCCGCGCATCCTATGCAGACGCGGACGCGGCGGGCTATGCGAATCTACGGCTGCGCAGTCTGCTGCTGCAGGACAAAGCCGCCCAGCGCGTCAACAGCTGGACTGTTGACCTGACGAACGGCGATTCGTGCGGCATTGATGATGTCTGGATTGATATTCAAGGCGGCGGCGCGGCATCGGACAAGTATGGGG